TATTACGTTATATATAAAATGATTGTATTAACCACATCAGCACTTGCACAGGCTTTAAAAGTAATACCAAGAACGTACGGTTCTCAGTTTACTATGTCTATAAGAGATGACAGTACAAATGTTACAACTGTATATGAAATTAATAACGCTGTAACATCAGGAAACTACTTAGAATTTAATGAAGCATTTAGTCCTGTACTTGTAGAGGGTCATTTTTACGATATAAAATTATATTCAGACCCAAACTTTTGGAATACAAATTACAATTTATGGGAAGTTTATAATGAATTTTGGAATATAGATACTACTAATATTTTAGATATATTCAAAGACAGAATTTTTTGTACTGACCAAGAGATTGACCAATTAGATAATTTATACTATAATTTAAATCAAGGTCAATACATTACAGACAATTCTTATAATAATGACTACATTGTAATATGAAAAATAGAAAAAGAAATAGTTTAGGGCAATTTGTAAAGAGTTCTAAATCAGAAATTAGTTTTGTTAATTTAAGTACATATACAAGCCCAGAGGTTAAGGAAGTACCTAATCAAGATTGGATTGCTTACGGAGATGACAATAATTATTTTCAATTTTTAATAGACAGATACAACGGAAGTCCTACAAATAACGCTTGTATCAATGGAATAAGTCAGCAAATTTATGGAAAAGGATTAGGTGCTACAGATTCAAATAAAAAACCTGAGCAATATGCACAAATGATTACATTATTTAAAAAAGATATTGTAAGAAAATTATGTTATGACCTCAAACTTATGGGACAATGTGCTATGCAAGTTATCTATTCTAAAGACAGAACTAAAATTGCACAAATAGAGCATATGCCTATTGAAACATTACGAGCAGAAAAGTGTAATGAAGATGGTGAGGTGCCTGCTTATTATTATTTTAAGGATTGGACTAAATTAAAACCAAGTGACCAACCATTACGCATACCAGCTTATGGAATGTCAAAAGAAAATATAGAAATATATTACATAAAACCTTATAAAGCAGGATTTTATTACTATGCTCCTGTAGATTATCAAGGTGGTTTGCAATATGCAGAATTGGAAGAAGAAATATCTAATTACCACCTAAACAATATAATGAATGGATTAAGTCCTTCAATGTTAATTAACTTCAACAATGGTACTCCTAATCCACAAGAAAGAGAACTTATAGAAGCAAGAATTGCACAAAAGTTTAGTGGTAGTTCTAATGCAGGTAAATTTATTTTAAGTTTTAATGATAATAAAGATGCACAAGCAGAAATTACTCCTGTACAATTAAGTGATGCACATAATCAATACCAATTTTTAAGTGATGAATCACAAAGTAAAGTATTAGTATCTCATAGAGTTGTTAGTCCTATGCTTTTAGGTATTAAAGACAATACAGGATTAGGTAATAATGCAGATGAAATAAAGACAGCTTCTTTGCTTATGGATAATACTGTTATAAGACCTTTTCAAGAACTTTTAATAGATTGCTTTGATAATATACTTGCGTATAACGATATAGCTTTAAACCTATACTTTACTACGTTACAGCCATTAGAATTTACAGATGTTGATAGAAGTGTACAAAGCGATGAGGAGATTGAAGAAGAAACAGGAGTTAAAATGTCTGTTGAATTAAAAAAGATTGATGGTCAAGAGGTTTACGAAACTAAAGAAGAAGCAGAAGAACAAGCTAAAAAAATGGGATGTTCTGGTCATCACGAACATAAAGATGGAGAAAAAGTTTGGTATATGCCTTGCGAATCTCACGATGAAATAAAATTATCAAATACATTAAATAAATTTGGAGAAAACGAAGAAGATTTACTTAATGATTATGAATTAATAGATGTATCAGAAGTTGACTATGATAATGATGATAACTATAATTTAAAAATTGAAGAATTAAATACACCAAAACAATCTACATTAAGTAAAATTATAAATTTAGTTCGTACAGGTAAAGCATATCCAAAAAGAGATTCAGAACAAGATGGCCAAACTAAACAATCAGGAAAAGAAAAGTTTTTAGTTAGATATCAATATGCACCATTAAAAACACAAGATGATGGTAGAAAGTTTTGTAAAGCTATGGTTAGAGCTAAAAAAATATATCGTAAAGAAGATATTATAAGAATGGGTAAACAACCTGTAAATCCAGGATTTGGAGTAAAAGGTGCAGCTACGTATTCAATTTGGCTTTACAAAGGAGGAGCCAGATGTCAGCATAAATGGTTCCGTAAAACATATATGTTAACACAAGAAGGAGATAAAACATTAGTTACTTCTGGTAAAGCAAAATCAAAAGGATTTAAATTTCCTGTTAATGATAAACTTGTTCCTGTAGCACCAGAAAATATGAAGTATAAAGGTTATACTAAAGCATATTGGGATAAAATGGGATTTAAAAATTAAAATATGGCAACAGCATTATTCATAAATAGAACTGATTTAGTTAGAAATAGCATCCTTGACGGGAATGTTGATACAGATAAATTTATACAGTTCATTAAGATTGCACAGGAAATAGATATACAGAACTATACAGGTACAGACTTATATAATAAAATATCTACACTAATTGCTAATGGAGAAATTGATGATGTAGCTAATGCTAAATATAAAACATTATTAAATACTTATTTACAACCAATGTTAATTTGGTCTGCACAAGTTTATTATATTCCGTTTGCTGCATATTCTATTAAAAATGGTGGTGTATTTAAACATAGGTCAGAAACAAGCGATACAGTAGGTAAAAACGAAGTAGATTATTTAGTAGATAAGGCTCGTGAATTTATGGAATATTATTCAAGGCGTTTTATTGATTTTATGTCATTTAACCAATCTGATTATCCTGAATATACAAGTAATACAAACGATGACATTTATCCTGATTATGATGCATTATTTAATGGGTGGGTATTATGAGATATAAACCAAAACAAAAAAATATAGAAAAATTAAAAACTTTTTTAAAGAAACAAGAAAATAAAAATAAAAAATATGGCAAGTCTATTTAACACAAGAATATCAGATACATATCAAGGTTTAATAAAAACTATTGATAATGCTGCGATAACTGCATCATTAAAAGAACTTACTGATGGTAATGGTAATTCAACAAGCATTTATTTAAATAATGCAGGGGATTTTAAAGTTACTGCTATATTAGAATTTGGCTCTTTAAAAGATACAGGAGAAAATATAATCATAAGTAAATTTGTAGATGCTGCAGATGGTATAGGAAATAACGACAACGATACTACAATTCCTACTACTGCTGCAATTATAGATTATGTAGCTGCTCAAATTACTATAGAAGATTTAGATTTTACAGGCGATACAGGTTCTGGTCAAATAGATTTAGATTCACAAATATTTGCAATAGGTGGAACTACTAACGAAATCACAACAGTAGCTTCTGGTCAATCATTAACATTATCTTTAGATTCTACAGGTGTTAATTTACCTGACAATTCAACTGCTATTACACAAACAGCAGGAGATAATTCAACAAAAATAGCTACAACATCTTATGTAGATACTTTAGATGCTGCAAGTGATTTAGATTTTAGTGGAGATAGTGGAACTGGCGATGTTAATTTAAACACACAAACATTCGCAGTAACAGGAACAGCTAATCAAATAGAATCAACTGCTTCTAATCAAGGATTAAGTTTACAATTTCCAAGTGCAGGGGTCACATTACCAAATGGTTCTGTAGCTACAACACAATCTTCAAGTGATGATTCTACAAAAGTAGCAACAACTGCTTATGTAAAAGGTTTAAACAATGCAAGTGATTTAGATTTTACAACAGATGCAGGAAATGGTGCAGTAGTTTTAAATTCTGAAACTTTAAGTGTAGTAGGAACAACTAATGAAATTGAAACATCTGGTTCTGGTCAAGAAATACAAATAGGTTTACCAAGTTCTATTTCAACAAATTTAGTAGGAAATGTTACAGGAAACTTGACAGGAAATGTTGTTGGGGATTTGACAGGTAATGCAGATACTGCTACAGCTTGGGAAACTGCAAGAGATTTATCTTTAACAGGTCAAGCAACTGGAACAATATCAAGTGTTGATGGAACAAACAATGTAAGTGGTGCAGTAACATTAGATAATAATTCAGTAACAGGCAAAGTATTAACAGGATTAACTTCGCCTTCTGCAAGTTCTGTTTTAGCAACAGATACAATAGTAGAAGGTTTTGGAAAACTACAATCACAAGTAAACGGATTAGCAGGTGGATTAAGATTTATGGGTTCGTGGGATGCAGATACAAATTCTCCTGTTTTAGGTTCAGGTGGTGGAGAAGCTGCAAACGGAACAACAACTGCTACAACTGCAAACAAGTTAGTCGATAGTTCTGCTTCTTTCACAAGTACAGTAACAGTAGGAGACCAAGTAGTTAACCAAGTAGATGGTCAAACTGCATTAGTGTCGAACGTAGATAGCAATACAACACTTTCTTTAGATGCTGACATAATGCTAACAGGAGAAGCCTATACAATAGATAATAGTCCTTTTATAACACAAGGACATTATTACGTTGTAAGTGTAGGAGGTACAACGACATTAAATGGTATATCAAATTGGACTATTGGAGATTGGGTAATTGCAGGAGCAAACAATCAATGGACTAAATTAGACCATAGCCAAGTAGATGGTACAGGAACTACAGGTAACTTAACTAAATGGTCATCAACAAGTGTAATAGCAGATTCAATAGTTTCTGAATCAGGAAGTGCAATAACAGTAGATGGCTCATTAACAACAAATACTAATTTAAGTTCAACAGGAAATTTTGCAGTAAATACAGGTAAATTTACAGTAGCAGCTTCAAGTGGAAATACAGCCTTTACAGGAGATTTAGCAATTAATACAAATAAGTTTACAGTAAATGCTACAAGTGGAAATACTTTAGTTGCAGGAGATTTAGATGTTAACGGAGCAAATGCAGATTTTGCAGGAGAAATTGATGCTAACGGAGAAATAAGAAGTTATTATAACGGAGCAAATTACTCACGCTTACTAAGTGGCGTAGATGGTGGTTCTGTTTCAGGTTTTAATAGTTCTGGTGGAAGTTTTATAATTAGAGACCATAGCTATTCACAAATAGTTTCTGATGGTAATTTTGGAATTGGTATTGGTGGTTCATCTGCTATTCAAAAAGTTCACATACAAGGAACAGGAACTACTTATATGCACATAGCAAACGATTCAACAGGTTCACTTGCTACAGATGGTGCTGATATAGGATTTTTTACAGGTCAAACTGCTTTACAAATATTAAATAGAGAAAATGATTCTGTAATTATATCTACAAATGATTTACCTCGTGTAACTATTGATGGTTCAGGAAACTCAACTTTTGCAGGAAATGTAGGAATAGGAATTACTCCAAGTGCTTCGTTTTCTGGTTTAAATGTTTTACAGCTTGGTAAAGGTATGAGTTTATTTGGCAATACAAATGACGACAGAGCTACTATGGCTGCAAATTTAATAGTAAATACAGGTACTGCTTTTGAATATGTAATGGATGGTTTAGCAGGTAGATTTAGTATTGAAGATGGTAATATGTTATGGGGAACTGCAGGAGCAGGAACAGCAGGTTCAGTTGCAACAGTTGATACTAAAATGACTTTGTTAAATAATGGAAATTTAGGAATAGGAATAGACCCTGTTTATAAATTAGATGTTAGAGGAGATAGAATAAGATTAAATCCAAATTCAGATGATTTTGTGACTGCTGAAATACAAAACACTACAGGTTCTTTTTATTTTGGTATAGATACCACAACAGGAAGTGCTTTTGGTGGTGCTAATTCAGCAAGAACTATTTTTAGTTTAGGTGATTATCCAATGGCTTTTTGGACTAATAACACAGAAAGAATGCGTATAGACAGTTCTGGTAACGTAGGGATTAATGTTGACCCTTCAACACAATTACATAATTTACAAAAAACAAATGATAGAGCAGGTGGGTTTTATACACAATTAAATGGAAACAATTATGGTCTTTCTATGTTTGTTAATAGTGGTGGTTATGGAATTATAGGTAGTAATGGAAATTTTACTACTGATATTTTAACAATGGATTTAAATTCTGGAAACGCAACTTTTGCAGGAGATGTAAAATTTACCGATGGTGCTGCCTATTCAAGTGCTGCTTCAATTAGACAGCAAAGTAATAACTTAATTTTTAGTGGTGGTTCTGACGGATATTATTTTAATAAATCTGATAATAGTGTAACGCATTTGCGTATAACAAGTGGGGGGGATGTTGAAATTCCTACAAATTCAGCAAAAATAAAATTAAGAAGTAGTGGTTCATCTGCTTACACAAGTATTTTTAGAGATACTACAAATCAAATAGTTATAGAAAATACAGCAGGAACAAATATTTTTCAATTAGATAATTCAGGAAGATTTACTTTATTAGGATTAGATGGTAAAACTCAAACTGGTTCAGATGTAAGATTTTCAACTGCATCTGGAGAATTATATTATAATACTTCTTCAAAAAGATATAAAACTGATATAGTAAATCTTGAAAATTCTTTAGATAAAATAAATGCATTAAGACCTGTAAGATTTAAAGATAAAAAAACAGGAGAAGCAACTTGTGGTTTAATTGCAGAGGAAACATTTGAAATAATACCAGATGTTGTTTTTACTAAAGAAATAGAAGGTTTTAATGAACCTCAAATTGAAGGATTAAATTATTCAGATTTAGTTCCTTTTTTAATTAAGTCAATACAAGAACTAAAAGCAGAAGTAGATTTGTTAAAGAAAGAATGTAAATGTAAAAATTAGTATATTTATATCTTAATCATAAAATTAATAAAATGTCAAAAATTACAAAAGAAGAATTAAAAGATTTACAAGAATCAACAAGTAGAATCAATGCTATTAGACACGACATCGGTTTATTAAGTACACAAGTACATAGTTTAAACCATATGCACGTTGAAGAAATTTCTAAACAAGAAGAACTTAAAAAAGGTTTAGAAGAAAATTATGGTAAGATTAACGTTGACCT